TGTTTCCAACATGACTCCCTATGGTTGGTCCGCCGAGCAGGGATTGAACCGTGCGACCCCCTGATTAAGAGTCAGGTGCTCTACTTTCTGAGCTATCGGCGGGTATTACCACATTTTCATCTGGACTGCATCAGGCTCAACCGCTTTCTGCGGTTCAGGCTGTTTCGCCCACTTGTTTGGTGACGGGTCGGGCAGCTCCTCGATCATTTCTCCTGTTCTTTGGAGCCACCATTCTGCGAACACCAGTCTATGACACCACTCTCCGGGCTTTCGGACATCTTCGTAGCAACAAAGCACCACGGGCTTGCCCATGTCCTCATAATGCTGGAGAATCTGAGCAATCCGCGCCGTCCCTACTCTGTCCATGTGCTGGAAGTAGGGCGGCGTGAACCGCTCCCGGTTGTATTCGTTGAACAGATAACCCGGCGGCGCGATCTCCATGATGTTGCCTGCAAGCGTATACCGAAGGGGGAACTTAGGCGCTCCCCGCGTTATCCCAACGACTGTGTAGTTCCCGGTCTTGAGTTCCGGGTTACTGTACCGGCTGGTGTAAATCATGTGCCTCGCTCCTTCCGTACAAGCCCACCAGAATCTTCACACCCTCAGCTATCTTCTCATCGAGATCATAGCCGAGCTGCTTGTAGAATCTGCCGTGGACCATGCACTCATACGCTCTTGTCATCGTGGAGGACTGCTCCTTCGTGATGCCGAGCCTGAAGTCCTTTGCAATCCGCAAAGCCCCTTTGAAGTCGCCGTCTGCAACCAGACGTCTGACTTTATCGGATTTTCGTTCCATCTGTCGTACCTCCTGACCTTTTCGGTAAGATTTTGGGCTTATCTTCATTCTAACCCTTTACCCACCGGAGTCAATCGGTTTTGCATTCGGAGTGAAAATTTTGGCTTTACAGCTTGATACGAGGCCGGATGTGCCACTCGCGGTTTTTCCGGGGTGACACATCGGTTCACGCTTCGTATCTTACCACAGTGGTAATTGCACTGCAATAGCAACTTTTTTGCAACTTTGCCAAAATTTTAGTCCAACCATCCAAAAATCAGGGCGCTCAACTTGGAAATGCCCGCCTTCTGGTCGCGGAACACGGTTGACAAATCGACGTGTTCTTCATCGGCGATCTGCTGCTGAGTCTTGGGTTCAGGGGCAATGTAGAGGTCGTAAATCGTCCGATACCGACGCATTTCCTCCGCACGCTTGGAATGCTCACAGCGGAACTTGTAGTATTCCAGCATACGGTCGATGTGCTGCACGATGATGCGGGTGTGGGCAGCACTCTCCTGAATGCTCCTCACCACCGGGACCCTCACCCTGCCGTCGCTCTGACTCATCAGCTCCTCCATCAACTCCTCGAAGTCGTCATCCTCGGAGAGCTGGCTGGCTTCATACACGGCACTCTTGCTATGTTCTACAAAGCAGTGGTAGTTCTGAAGCAGCAGCTTGGTGTTATGCAGGCGCTTATCCTTGACGGCCTTTCGGTTCCGCTCCGCTTCGTGCTGGAACTTTTCAATGGCCGTTTCCGATGCCACCCGTACGATCTCTTGCATCATTTCCGGGGGAATGGTGACGTTCATGTCTTCCTGTGCCATATCAAAACCTCCCATAACGGGCTATGCCGCCCCTCCCCCTCCGGGGAGAAACGGCTTGCCCTTACTCTTACGCTTCTGCTATTCCGGTGAGCTTATTCCCGACAGTACGCTTTCCACAGCTGCTCATCCATGTCGGTCTTCTCCCACGGGGGAATGATTCCAGTTACACAGCCGAAATGGCCGTAGGCGGATGTCTGCTCGTAGATGGGACGGCGCAGGTCAAAATGCTCGATGATCTGGTTGGGAGTCAGACCGAAGCACTGTCGTACGGCCTTGACCAGCTTTTCCTCATTTGCTCCGCCAAACGTATCGATGCGGACGGACACGGGTTCGGCCACACCGATGGCATAGGCAAGCTGTACCTGACACCGGCTACAGATTCCGGCATCCACGATGTTCTTGGCAATGTACCGGGCCATGTACGCTGCACTGCGGTCAACCTTTGTGGGGTCTTTGCCAGAGAATGCCCCGCCGCCGTGGGGAGCATAACCGCCATAGGTGTCCACGATGATCTTCCGCCCGGTCAAGCCGGTGTCTGCCGCAGGGCCACCCTGCACAAAACGCCCGGTAGGATTGATGTACAGGTTGTAGGTATCAATGTCAAGGTCACCACCATAGACACCGGCAAAGTGCTTGGCATACTTCAGAATCGGGGTGATGACGTTCTCCGTCAGAGACTCCAGAAGCTGTTCTTCTGTTGCATTTTCGTAGTGCTGGGTGGAAATGACGATGGTGTCAATGCGTGAGGGCATCCCATCCTCCCCATATTCCACCGTTACCTGCGTTTTGCCATCGGGGAGGATAAAGGGGATGGTCCCGTCTTTGCGCCTCTGGGTGAGCCTGTAGGCCATCTGGTGCGCAAGCATGATGGGCAGCGGCATAAGCTGTTCGGTCTCACTGCACGCATAGCCGAACATCATGCCCTGATCTCCTGCTCCTCCTACATCGTCACCTGTACCCATCGCAATATCGGGGGACTGCTTATGGACTGCCACTTCGATCTTGCAGGTATTGGCATTAAAGCCAGATGCCCCGCCGGTGTAACCGATGTCGCGCAGGACCCGCCGGGCAATGCCCACAATATTCACATCGACCTTACTCGTGATCTCGCCTGCGATGAACACCGTGTCGGTGGTGCAGCAGGTCTCACAGGCCACCCGGCCGTTCGGGTCAACAACCAGCACTGCATCCAGCACCGCATCAGAGATACGGTCGCACACCTTGTCGGGATGGCCCTCGGTCACAGACTCAGACGTAAACAGCTTTCTCATACCTTTTCCTCCTCAGCATTCTTCTTGTCTTCCTGCTCGTGGTGACATACAGCAGCAGCCTGCAAGAGTCTCATCAACTCATCCAGACGGACGCTCACCATAACGGGCTTTCCCCCGTGGACAGAGAACGAGACCGTTCCCCGCGTATAGCTGGCAAGCATATTGCATTCTGCCGTACCCATGCTTTCGATACCAGCCGGTTTGCCATCGGCCGCCGCAAAGGTGGTCACGGCTGCGTTCACCGTCATCTGCACCCCGTCAGGGATGCCGGACACCTGTGCAGGGACCTTTACGACGTGGCCCATAAGGGGATTCTTATTTTCTTCCATGTGTTCTCCTTTCTCAGAACGGGATGTCATCATCATCGGGCAGCGGACGGAAATCATCGTTCGTGGGTTCCGGCGCTGCCTGCGGGGTGGAGCTGCTATCTTTCTTGGACTCGCCGAAGAAGACCTGATCACAGCGAACCTCCGTCCGCTTGCGCTTCACCCCGTTTTTCTCGTAGGTGCGTGTGGTAAGGACACCGCTTGCCTCGATACGCTTTCCCTGCTTGAAATACCGGGCGACAAACTCAGCTTTCTTTTCCCACGCCACGCAGTCGATAAAGTCCGTCTGGTCCTTAACGCCGGGCCGGTCAACCGCAACCGTGAACTCCACCACGGGCTTTCCGTTGGGAGTGGTGCGCAGTTCGGGGTCGCGTGTCAAGCGGCCGCTGATGGCAATAATGTTCATAGGGTAGCTCCTTTCATCATCGTAGTAGTCGAGTTCCAGATAGTTCTTCCCGAATGCCGCCCGGAAGTCTGCGACGCTGGCTTTGTGGGCCATCATGTACTTGATCTGCCAGAACTGCTTCAGGGCATCGGAGGTTTCCCTGCACTGGTGCGCCGCATACCGGCCGTTCCGATGGCAGCTCTCGCCGCACAGGCCCACCTTCAGGCCATACTTTTCGGACTTGTCCCGGAATGGCCCCGGGTAAACGTGGTGCTCCTCCAGCCAACCGGTCTTTCCGCACAGAAAACAGGTTCCGTACCTCATTCGGCATCACCCTTCCGGGCGTTGGGGTTCTCCACCTCCAGCAGGATGCCACCGCATTCCAGACACTCTACCACGATTTTCTCCGGCTCCTCATGGTCGCCGACCTGAACCGTGCCGAAGCCGTTGCAGGCGATTTCCTCTGCCAGATGAGGCTCCAGAATGCCGTCATCCACATGGCGGGGGTCTTCTGCGAGGTAGGCAGAGCCGAGGGCGATGATGCCGTCTGCGGTCTCCGCATAGCAGTGGCCTGCGCTCCGGCTCACCGTCATCCGCTCTCCCACAAGGACTTTGAGGATGCCCCACTGGTCCTTGATGCCGCACTTATCGGGGTTGCGCAGGATGTAGCCCTTGTCATCGCTGATGACCGTGTAGTCAACATCCACGATACCTTCCGGGAGCTGGGGCGGTTCCTGCTCCACAGAGGGCGCAGCATTCTGGCGGCTCTGGGCCGTGTCGAAAAGCGAGGTCTGCCCATCGTCGATGTCCTTCATCACATACTCCATCAGCTCCTCATCCCACACCAGCTTGCGGTTGCCGGAGAGGTTGCCGGTCGTTTTGTCCTTGACCTTGATTTCGGTGCTGATCTCGTGGCTGAAGCTGGGCTTCATCACCTGCACGGTGTCCCCCTCCCGCGTTGCATCGAAGTTCCGTTCCGGAGCCGGGGTCAGTGCCACGCTGATTTTGCAGTTGATGGAGGCGCTGTCGCTCTGGAGCCTGTCCATCTTCTGAAGCAAGCGCTGGAGGGCGCTGTCGAAGTCCATCTTGAAGGCGTTGAAGGTGTCCGCGCTCAGGGACAGCACATACGTTTTGTCGCTCATAGTCATTCTCCTTTACTGTTCATACGGTATATCTGAGATTTCAACGATAACACGCGGGATGTCGGAGTAGAACTTCCGAACCAGCGCATCTACGATCTGGGCATCATCGCGGTAGGCAATTCCATTCAGGGCATCGCAGATGATTTTGCCGATGTTGTCGAAATCAGGCTTTCGTGTCGGGCGTATCAGGCGGTCGATCATGGCAAGGTGTTTTTTCTTGCTGACCGACTTCGGGACGGAGAGGAACGCAAAAATCCTCACGCTCAACATAGCGTCATCAGCAAACCGAACCCCGGATTGGATTCTGTACTCGGTCTTTACGAGGTTTTCGTACAGAACCGTGTTCTCCGGGGTTCGGGCTGTCGCATGACCACAGACGGTCGAGAATTTCGGGCGTTCTTTACCTCGCGGCTCCCCGTAGATGCAGAATTGCGTCCTCATTCCCCTGCCGCCTGCTTCGGCTTATCGTTCAGGGTGTACTCCAAATAGTATTCGTAGCTTTTCTTGCCCGGACGGAGCTGCTTGCCCTGCCGGACGGTGTAGTCGTTCTTTACGAGGATGGCAGCTACCGTCAGCCGGTCCTCAACGCTTGCGATGATAACTTTATCCATCGTTGCCCTCCAAAAAGTTCTTCATCTCGTCAAATCTGCGGGCCGCTTCCGCCTTTCTCCACGACCGACCTGTGAACTGCATCGGGTAACACATTTCAAAGATACGGTCATAGATGCGGGTGTAGCGGATGTCCGCAGATTCTTTCATTTCGGTCATGCTCAGGTTCGTGGTGAGGATGATGGGGAGTTTGGCTCTGTACCGGCTGTCCACAATGTCGTAGACCTTTTCCAGTGCAAAGTCTGTACTGCGTTCAGCGCCGAGATCATCAATGATGAGCAGCTTTGCCCTGTTCAGCCGGGCAATCAGGGCGCCGTCATCCTCACTGAAGCCCTGCATGGTTTCCAGCAGCTTCACAAACGAGGTCATCACCACCGGGACCCGCAGGCTCAGGAGATGGTTTGCAATGCAGGCCGCTGCGAATGTCTTTCCGGTCCCGACCCCGCCGTAGAACAAAAGCCCCTGATTCTTTGCCATCATTTCATCGAAGTGCTTCGCATACCGCAGGCAGAGCTTCAGGTTGTAGGCGTTATCCTTAGTCTGCTGGAATCCGTCAAAGCTGATGTCCCGCAGGCGTTCGTCCATGAGGCTTTGCCGCTGAAGCGTTTGCGCTGCCCGCATTTCCCGGTCCTGCATGAGCATCTGCTCTTCCTGCTTCCGCCGTTCTGCCCGGCAGCGGCAGGATACCGGCATCTTGACCCGGACTTTCTTCTTAGGGTCGAACGGAACGGCTTTCAGGTCGGGCATATTGACCTCTACCTGCCGACGGGTATGGCAGTTCCCGCAGACGAGGAATCCTTCATCGTCGTAGTAATCACCGTTCTCCGGCTGATTTGCCGCCTGCGCCTGACGAACAGCACCTTGCAGCAGGCCGTCAAATTCACCCATTCTGCTCACCCCACTCTCTGAACGGATTATCCTCAGCCGGTGCTGCCTCGCTAACGCTTTGCTGAAGCAGGCCCGGTTTCTTTTCTTTGACCCGGTCTACGACCCAGCAGAGGATGGCGCGGTAGTCGTCCTTGTAGGTCTTTCCCCGTGCGCCCTTGTAGTTGTCAAGCTCCACAATGCAGGCATCCGCAAAGGCTTTTCCGTACAGTTTCACGAGCCTGTCGTAGTTCGCTTCGCTCATCTTCACGAACTCCGCATAGGATTTCTTATCAGGTTTCGGCTTTGCTGGCCGCTTGGCTTCTGGCTCCACAGGAAGTTCCATCTGTTCCGGCTCCGGGGTCTTCGGCGCAGGCTTTGCGGCCTCACGCTCCATCTGGCGGGCTTTCCGCTTTCGTTCAGCATCCAGCCTGCGGTTTTTCTGGAGCTTATACCACTGCTCCTGCCATGTGTCCCAGTCGTGGATGTAAAAGCCATCGGCCACCACATCAATCCAGCCGGTGTCCACAAGGGCCTGAACCACTTTGCCCATGTCGAGCTGGCAGTCCTCGCCGCAGCCGTACAGGTATCGGCTCAGGACTTCGAGGTCAGCATCCTTGACCAGCCCGGTCTCATCGGCGTTCTTCATGCCCCAGAACCACAGGAAGTTCAGGATGCCGAGGGCTTCAAACTTGGAACACCCGATGGCGCGGTATAATCTACGGAGCTTCGTACCGTCCACCTCCTGATGTACGCTTATCCACGGCATCCCCTCACCTTCCTTTTCCGCCGGTGGCTTTATTCTTCGGCTGCACCGTCATTTTTGGTGCCTTCCTCAGCTTCCAGCTCCGCCTTGTGGGCCGTGCAGATTTCGACCAGCCGCTCGACCACCTTGTTGTAGGTGGACATCTTCATGCCGGTCGTAGAGGTCAGCCCCATCTCCTCGATGATGGACTTGACCACGGCATTGCCCTTGTCCTTGCCGAAGTTTGCCTGCGCCGCCTTGAAAAGCTGCTGGCGCTGCTCCTGCGAGATGACCGGGTCTTCTTCCTCGGCGGGCTGTTCTTCCGGCTTCTGGTCATCCAGCTCCTTGTAATTCACCGGGATAGCACCAGAGGCAACCATTTCGTCTTCCGAGTAGACTCCCTCATAGTCCTTGGGGAAGGCATCTCTCACACACTGGCTGATGGCAACCTTGTTGATCATGGTCGCGGGCTTGTTCTGCCAGTTGGCCTGCCCTTTGTTGTACTCTCCGAAACTGACCTCCTTGAAGGCCGTGCGCTCCTTGCCATTGCGCATGAAGTACACCCGGCACCAGCCGCCGACCAAAGACTCGCCCGGATAAAGGCAGCAGCCCTCTTTCTGAAAAATCTGGTCGCCGCGCAGAACAGTGATGCCATCCTGCTTAAACAGGTAGTCGGGGTGTTCAAATGCCCGGCGCAGGTAAGCATCCTTGCCGACAACCATCTGCGCCGGGTCCTTCTCGCTGTACTTGATGAGGTAGACCTCACCCTGAGCCAGCGGATTGAGCTTCTGCTGACGGCAGGTGTTCATAAAGAACACGAGTTCTTGATTGCTTACCAGTTCTGCCTTGCCGCGAACGAGGTACTTCTTCACGAAATCCAAATCCAGCTCAACGTGCGTGCCCAGAACATCATAGCTGACAACGAGAGCGTTGCTCTCAGCCTTGCTCATAGCAGTAGACATATTCTTTTACCCCCTGAAGCTCATTTTTGCGACCTGACGGTAGGTGATGCCGGGAATTTCGATCTGGCCCTTCGAGGCACGGATGAGGCGCATAACAGCGGCCTGATCGACCGGGCGGAGCTCAATGCCCGCCACCGCCAGCGGGACCGCCTTGGGGTCGATCTCGACGATTTCCCAGTCTTTCGAGGTGCTGACGCCGGAGACCTTCGGGGTGGCTGCGGCAGGCACTACCGCATAGCTTGCAGCATCATCCATGATGGCGGCTTCCTCAAAGGCGGCCTCCGCTCCATCTGCGTCACCAGCGGCTTCCAGCGTAGCCGCTTCCTGAATCTTGCGCTCCCGTTCAGCTTCCGCTGCCCGTCGAGCAGCTTCTTCAGCTTCCCGGCGCTTACGTTCCTGCTCTGCAATGTAGGCGCTCATCGTCTGCTTGACCGTCTTCTCGGCGTTGCGCAGCGGGGTCAGCATGGCCTTTTCCCGGTCGCAAACCGCTTTGTGGGCCTGATAGGCGCTGTCTTTCATGGGCTTGAAGAACGTCGTGACCTGCGACGCTTTCTTCTTCAGCATCTTGCCGAACTCACCGGCAAAGGCGTAGTCTTCGTCACTCTGGATAACCAGCGACTCCGCCTGAAATTCGATGTCGGTCACATCGCGGGAGAGCTGCTGCTCATCAACGATTTCGGCCTGCGGAACGGTTGCCACCATAGTTTCTTTTTCCATCTGTCGAACCTCCTAAAAATCACTCGTTCATGTAGTTCTTAATTGTCATCAAGGACGAGAACACCGACCAGCACTTCCCACTCCGGGGAAAGCGCACTTCCTGATAGCCCTTCTTGGACAGGTGGAGAATCAGCCGGTCATCGACCTTGATGTCGTGGCTCTCCCATGCCCTGTCATAGGCTTCAAGCTGCACAGCGCAGAGCTTGCTGTTCACCTGTGCCGATGTCTTGTAGTCCACCAGCGTCACCCTGCCGTCGATGATGCACAGCAGATCGACCGTGCCTGCATACCGCAGGATTTTGTGGTAGACCTTGGTTTCGGTCGCCAGAACTTCCGGCTTGCGGCTATCCCACCACTCCCGGAAGCCGGCAAAATACCCGGCATACACCGGCGGAATGTCCTCAATGCCGAACTTGGCGTAGTTCTCCACCGCATTGTGGATGGCCGTGCCGCGCTTTGCGGCCTTGTTCAGAACCTCCGGGTCCACCGTGCTGTAGAAGTCACTGGACAGCGGCTTCATCAGGGTGGTCACGCTGGGTACTTCCAGCCCGTTCAGGTAGTAGAGATGCCGTTCTTCCTCAAATGTCAATTCCGGGAACTGCGGAATTTCGGGCTTCACGCATTCGTTGCTCACGTTGCTTTTCTCCCTTCAGGTTGATTGCCAACCGCATATAGTAGTCGGTCAGCTCGGTTTCGTACAGAAGCGGAAGGTAGCTCTCCGGCTGCTCTGCCAGCTCACATTTGCGCCGGGCATACCAGAGAACGCTGGTGGCTACCACATCCGGGATTTTGAATCCCAGCGATGTTTCCGCCGCCTGCCGTGCTTCTGCCAGCTTATCGGCACTCATGCCTTTTCCGCGAGTCTGCGGTGGATTTCCTGAAGCAGATCATCGGTTGGAATCTTGCTCAAGTCCAGACCGGCCTCAGAGTCCTCAAAGAGGATAGAGGGGGCCTTCAAAGCGGGGCGGATGCCGAACGAGTTGGAGCAGAAGTTGCTGCCCCAGTCGCC